ACAACGTCAAGGTTGGTAGTTCCGTCAATATCTATGTTGCCCGATATATCCAGAGAGGCCGCACTAATTTCACCGCTTGCGGTAAGCGCCGTTACAGCTAAGTTTACGTTCACATCCGTAACCGTAGCGCCAGATCCAGCCCCGTTGAACTTCAACGCGTAGTCTTTTCCGGCAATTAACTCAAAGTCGTTACTAGCGTTGTAAGTACCTTGAAAGATAAGAATAGAACGAGAACCCGACAAACTGTTTCGTACATAGACCACTTTTTCAGCGTCAATGGGCGTTAACTGCACATAAACGGTTCCGCCTATGTCGCCGCCATCTACAAAATCAATAAAACGGTTGCGGCCATTAGACAGCGCACCGTTGGTGATAGGCAGGGCATTAGGAGACCCGGTGGAACCCGTAGCAGAGAGCGTTATCGCCACAATGCCGTTCGTCGCCTGATCAATAATGTCAAAGTTAGTGTTAGTAGTATCACCCCAAGTACCAGACTGTTCGCCTGTTCCCGGCTTCTCTATTCCCGTATTAGTAGTATATGTACTAGCCATCTCTTAGCCTCACGCTGCTATTTTTGTCCAATTAACACTCTGGTTAGGTGTAATATTAGTATAATTCGGATTTTGATCCGGCACAATACGTCCATAAACAAGTACTTTCCCAACGCTACCAGTTGCGCTGAGTCCTGTTACATCAACATCTGCGTTGGCCTTACCTTGAACACTACCAACACTTGTGGTGCCTTGCACTCCTGTAACCGATACAAAAGCAAAACCAGTTACGGTGACTGCGCCAACGCCCCCCGTTGCGGCTATACCGGTGACACTTATGTTAGCGTCAGCCGTAATTGTAACCGCGCCAACACCCGAAGTTGCGGCCAAACCGCCAACCGTAGCGTTAGCATCCGCCGTAGTCGTAACAGCGCCACCACTAGCCGTGGCAGCCGTAAGTGCTACATCTAGACCCCATCCGCCACCGTTCCAAGCTTGACTAGAGGAGTTCCAACCTTTATAGCCTACGACTACATCAGTCATTACGCTATCCGGATAATCGCATTACTAGCGTCCGCCGTAGGGAAAACTACAGTGAAGTCCCCGGACGTTGCAGTCTTATCCGCACCAAAATCTAGAACCACCACCGCAGGGTTAGTTAAAGAAACAGAAGTGGTGTTAGGCGTAGAATTATAAATCAAAGCGCCTCGGGCAGTAATGGTGACGTTCGAAAGAGTCTCGTCAGCAAAGTCGGTTAGTGCAGTTGTTCCCGAAAGACTAGGGTCCACGGGGTTTAATGCAGGACCACCGGCAGTGTAGTTAGTACCACTGGTCTCGTTGGTAGTTGCATACGCCGTCGTTGACGCATTAAGGGTCGCAGAACTAGTGTACAACGCAATTTTAAAGGTATCGCCGCTTGAAGCGTCGAAGTCGTGGGCACCCAATAGCAATTGTTGCTTGAAGCTAGAGCACATGAAGTTTCCGTTAAAAGCCATGATTACAGTTTCCTTATTAGTTTAGCAAGCTCTGACTGGCCTGCATCGGTTAGAGCATTAGATACCGTGGTTCTATCCGACCGGATAGCTTCACGCATATAAAATTCGAGGGTTTTAATCAATTGACCCCGAAAAGCATGAGCTTGGGCCCTAATGGCAGGGTTTGCATTGTCCGATATGGCAATAACTTTGTTTGCACATCGTTCAGCAAGTTCCTCGGGGGTAAATCCTCGTCCACTAGTGGTTTGTACATCCACCGCGAAGTTTGATACCGGATTAAAATCTAATACTTTAGCACTCATTGTTTTGGCCTAATTAAGGGTCCGGTCCGGTAATCTTCGGTTACTTCTTTCGACTCTCCCAACATTTTCATTCCGGCCAACGCTTCAGTAAACCGTTTCTCGTAAACCGCCATCATATCCTGTTCGCCTTTCATGTATATATAGGCCTCCATCAAAGACCCGTACAGAAGAGCAATCTCAGCGTTTATACTAAGCCACGTTGTCCCAGACTCTCCCGCAGCCGTCAAACTAGACGGACGATAGAAATAATGCAGTTCCACATTATACGCGCTATCCGGAGTAGGCCCTAAAATAAAGTTTTCAACGTCAAACACCGCATAGAAACGCGGACCTCCCGTTGTGGCTCCGTTAGGGTTAAAAGATTGAATGAAGTCCGGGTCTTTCAATTGTAGGAAGATGTGATCACCGCTACCGTCTATATATGACAACGAGAAGGGCGCTAAAAAATCACTGGGAGCGCCTAAGAACCGAACACTAGAACTCATTGAACCGCTTACATTCTTTTTAAACAAGCTTAACTGTACGTTTTTAAGGATTCTCTCCTCGGCCTGTTTAATAAAGATAGGCAAGTTAGTAACGAAAGACGTTTCATCGTTCTCCGTGTAATCTTGTATAGCTTGTTTTAGCTGTGAATATGTAAAACTCATATAACCACCGTCACTGTTCCAACCTGTCCAAAGGATGTAAGGTTAATAGGGCCCGGAAGTTCTACAGTAGGTATTCCTACATAAACGTCTAGGGGCTCTACCCTATCTGGACGCGCATTTTTCAAGGCTTGAGCGTCTGCTACTTTTCTAAAGGGACCTAACTGAGGCTGCTTTGCCTCAAACTCGTCCTTTCCGACTAAAGCCCCGGTCCATTCTTTCCGCATATCTTGATAACGAAACCTAAATCCGGATCTGTCCGATATCCCATAAGCTCTTTTACCCTTAGCAAACTTAGCCATGGTTAACTCCTAGAATAGGTCTGCGCCGGAGCCACGTTAAACGACGACCTGTCACGATCCTCAGACATAGCTCTTTCAAACTCGGCCTCATAAAGAACGCGTAGAACTTCAATTCTGTTTGGAGCCCGTTTTATAGCAATGTAATAGGCCAAACCGGCCGCTAAACAAGGGTAAAAACGAAAGGGTACTGCCAAAGTGTTCGTAGCCGTGTCAGCGTCATCGATTCTAGTCAAAGCATCATAAACAATCAGGTCCGTAGCGTTTTCTGGGACCGGCCAAAGCTTCAAAACAGGCGTTGTTAAACGATCTAGAAAGAATTGATTAGGCCTTCCAGTGGTCGTTTTGTTTGGTATTGTTAAGTAATCTTCACGACTAAGCCTTTGTAACGAAAAATCTGTACCATCACGTCTACAAATCACAGACAATACATCAATAATGTCGGTAGATAGGTCGTATAGACCGTCATTAGCGGTCAAAGCCTGAGATCGTTGTTTGATGGTCCACGCATTTAGCCCTCTGTTCGCCCACTCGGCAAGCAGAAGGTTTAAAGACCTTTTAGCCGTCTTTAAATCGTAACCCGTGCGTACTTCTAAGCCGCAACGCTCAAATGCTTCTTCAATGTACTCTGTAACGTCAAGTTCAAAGTCGGTGCTTCCTGAGACAGCCATTTCTTAACCCTATTTGCGTCTTGGAGTCGCTGTTTTAGCCGAGTTTTTAAAAGCTTTGGCCGTGGGCGCTCCTTTGGTACCGGGTTTACGCATCTTTTCGTTAGAACCTGCTTTTATGCGCTTCTTTTTAGCCGCAATATTAGCGTATAGGCCTCGTTTTGCCCCCGCCATTACTTCTTCTTCTTCTTAACAGGGCCGCCTGCTCTCATATTCTTTACCGGGCCGCCTGCTCTCATTTTCTTTACCGGTGCGCCTTTTTTCATCTTTTTAGGTTTCATAGCCATCTTTCAATCTCCTGTAAAATTTCTTACGTTTTTGGAATATAGCTTCAACATCATATTCTTTGCTATATTGATCATAATAGCCTTTTTCGGCAAGCATGTCTGCCGATTCCTGTATCTTGGAAAGCCGCTGTATAAATATAATAGCATACTCTTTTTCAACCGCATTCATAAAGGTACTGTCGTCGAGGTGCTCATTTTCTTCGTCAGAAGGATGAAATCCCATCAACCAAATATCTTTATCTATAAACATCCCTTGCGATATAACGTCGTTGAGATCCTCTAAATACTCATGAAAGGACTCAGAATCTTTTTCAAACGCTAAATCAATAAGCATAACGATATCAAGCTCATCGTTAAAAGAGCTTACTGCTGTATACAGGTCTTGAAAACCGCCGTTCTTTTTAAACAAAAACGATATCTTGTCTTCTCTCCAAGACTGCCGCGCATAGGGACATGAAGGCAAATTATTAAAGTAAGGGTTTGGCTTCTCTACGATTACGCGAGACCACGCTTGGATTTCTTGGCAGATCTCTTTTTCTATTCCGGAAGTATAAAACTCAGGACCCATGTCTACTCTCAACCAATAATTTGTGATGAAAAAGGCGCTATAATTACCAAAACGGCAATTCCCCAAATCTTCATATCTAAACTTTTTAAGCTTTCTTTCTGTTCCGCTAAACGCTCTTCAATCCGTTGGTACCGCAAATTGCATTCAGCTTCATGAGCCTCTAGCCGAGAGAGTATTTCTGTATGTTTCATGTTTACCACGCTTTACAAGACCAATACCTTGCAGAAAACTTGTCTTTTGCCGTATCACAACTATGCCTAGCCCTGAAATTACTTCTCCGCTTCGGCTGATCCTTTTTAATACTCATGTTTGGATCGCCAAAACGAACAAGTTTAATTTCACTGCCTTTCTTAGCCAATACGGCACTTTTCTTAGACTTATTAGGCGTCTTCTTCGGCTTATTAAACCCGGCAAATGTTTCGCCGCGATACTTGATCCGCCCAGAAGGAAGCCTTTCGGTGTCTTTAGTAGTTGCCATAATTGTTACGCAAACTTCTTCCGAAGATACAGAATTACGGTGTACGTGTCGGCACTGGTGTGTCCTACAGTAGTAAACAAAACGTCACCGTTCTTACCACCGCCGGAGTTATTTGTAAGCCCACCAAAGACGGTGTAATCGTGCTCACCACTTTGATTTTCACCTAGCTCTATGCAAAAAAGGTTTGTGGAAGCGTTCCAAAGAATTTGTACTTTCATTCCTATACACTGCCACCAAATACGCTCTATAACTACTTCGGTACAAGCGTCTCCGTCAGCACTGTCTTCTAAAGCTGAAACATCTACTTTGACAACGGCGGCTTCGCCTGAGCCGTCTGAAACATTAGTCAGCTTCAAAACAGTAAACTTAGGTCCGTCCGATAAAATCTGTGTCGCTACTGCATCTGCCATTATATTCTCCTAAAAGAAAGGGGCGCATAGCACCCCCTAATATTTAACACTTACGCGACTTGAACGTACTCGATGACAAAGGTAAACGATCCCGCCGTTGTAGCATCAACCGTGTTGGTAATGTTACAGAAGATGTTACGCGCTGCTGACGTATACTGAACAGAAGCTGGCGCTGTGGCTGCATCTTGAGTCTGAAGAATTAGTGCAGTAATCGTTACGTTACCTAAAACAACTGTTGTACCAGCATCCAAGATTTCGTCTGCCTGAGTCGCAACAATTTGTGCGCCAGAAGAAGATGTGCCAACTTCATAACCAATGTCACCACTTCCGATAACGGGAGCCGTAGCACAAAAGATTTTGATGTCAGTGATAATTGTATTTGCTGGCTGCGCGAACGTACCAATAGTAGGAGAGTCGCCTGCTGTAGAGTTTACTGTCACTCCAGTAACGAGAGCTACATGTTTTACAAACAAACTATCAACAGCCGCTGACAATGTTGTTGCGCCAGTTACAGCAAGAGTACCTGTTACAGCAAGAGTACCGCCAACGCTGGCGTTGTTGCTATAGGTAGAATTAGTAGTGACTTCACCTGTGTCAGCGTCTTTTGTGATGTCGTTGAAACCGTTTTCGGAACGGACTGCTCCGGTAAAAGTTGTATTCGCCATGAGTATCTCCTGTCGTGGCTAATGTCAGGTACGGGATGCACCTGTCAGGGATAAGTTTTTATACCACACAAAAAGAAAAGGGGCAACAAGTGCCCCCTTCTTATATAGCGTCTTACGCGCCGGGTGATCCGAAAATCCCTAGGGGATCAGATACGCCGAACGAATATCGCTCTCTAGCTTTATAGCGGCTGTTGCCCGTATCAAAGTCAGCATCCATAGATGTAGACATTGGAGAACGAACAAAGTGCTTTAGGCCATTTGGTATGTCAGTGGTAAAGAACCACGCATCAGTATCTGTTAGATAATGATTGATTGTGTAACCTTCTGGAATTGAACCGTTGTTACGGATCGCGTTCAGATCGTTATCAGCAGTACCAACACGGCCTTCGGTTTCCAACAAACGAGTTGCAACGAATTGCAGGTTTGGTGGAATTACCAACTTACGAGGTCTAGCAGCAATCAACAAGCCACGCTCATCAGTCCAGCTAGAGACCTGAATAACGGCGGCTTCTAAAGAAGTCTCGTTAAGGTCAGCAGCAGTGCCGGGAGTGTTTGAGTTGGTGCCACCGTTAACTAACGGGTGAGCCGTGCTACATAGAGCTACACCATCGCCGTAAACATTAGTTCCACTGAACGCATTGTTCAATATGGAAGCAGCTTTTACTTGCTTGGTGTACGCCATAGCGCGTGCTAGAGCCTTGGTATAACGAGATGACAGTGAGTCATACAAGTTATCTTCAATCGCTTCCTCAGTGATTGAAAAGCCCATAGCCACGGTCTCGTGCGTGTATCTAGCTGTAAATGCTTCTTGCGCGTTATCATATTCGATAGCAGCGCCTTCACCTTTGACAGGTGCAGCAGAAAAGCCTGATAGCTTGGTTTCTTCTTCAAAAGAACGGTCAGAAGTCTCTGATTCAAAGATTTCTTTATGCTCTTCGCCGTACTTCGCATACTCCATACCAAATAGAGCGTTAAGCCCCGGTAGGAGTTCCTTTAGTAGTTGTGCGCGTGAAATAGCCATTATTTAACTCCTGTTACGCTGTACCGGTGGAAGCATAATACTCATGCTGACCGAAGTTAATTTTAACAATAGCCTCTGGATACTGTCGGAATACAAGCGTGGAGCTTGAAGCGAAAGCAGTAATAGGCGCTTGGTTGAGAACAACACTTGTTGCCCCAGCGGCAGCAGCCGTATCTACAAATGATCCAGAAGCAATAAAGTTACCATTAGAGTCTAAGGAACCCACATCAGTACCAACTACCAAAGCTTGTGGCAGAGCCGAACAAGTTACAGTAGCAGTAGAAATGGAGCCAAACGTAGACGTACCTAGAGATTTCTCTGAGTCTTCAACAACTGAGAGCATACGAAGCGGTAAAGCTGCCGTAGTCGCAGGAGTGTTGCTAGGAGACAGAAGTGCATTACTAGAATTACCAGTTGTAGTGTTACCTACAGTGTTAATCATAGCGATGTTCTGCCCAACCATTGCTTGTGCAACAGAAGCAATAACAGTAGTTGCAGAGCAAGCTGCTATCTTGAAACATAGATCAGGATCATCAGCAACAATACCCACAATATCACCGGCTGCTGTACTAGCAGGGTAATTTTGAGAGAATGTAAGCTGCTTGGTATTTGGATCTGTAAAGCTACAACCTACAAATACGCCGACAACGGTGCCAACTGTACCAGTAGTTACTGCTATACGTTCCAAGTTACCTCTAACAAGTGCTACTAAATCTCCATTGAAGATTCCAGTACCATAATTGTTAATAATTTTATACTGTCGGGTAGACCCGACGTACTTTTGCCCGCCAATTAGATTGACTGGCTTTAGCCCATAAGGGGCATCAATAGTTGGATAAGCCATGCTAACCTCTTAACATTTAAATTTATTTACCCTTGCCAAACGATACGCTTGTTTTACGTTCGTTAAACATGGGCATACGGGGGTCGTTTTCTCGCATGAGGTTGTTGTCTACAGATTGCATCTGAGACTGAGTTTGAGCATCGTAGTGTTCAGTCCGCTCTTCGACCATCTCTTTTGGAGCCTTACAAAGCATTAAGCCACCCATTACCACGTTTTCTGCAAAGCGTTCATTCTCTACATTGACCATAGTTATTTCTGGGTGATCTACGGATTTAACCGGCTCCCAACCTTCACGTAATTTTGAAGATACATTAGTAGCGTCAATTTGACCTTGTGTGCTCACGCGCACCCACCGAAATGTGTATCCGTCTTGGTCATCAGGAGAAGGCAATACTTCAGCCCTGTTCCAATGCTTCTTACGAGTACTTTTTTCGCGTGTGGTATGTTCGCGGTCAAGTCTGTTTGTAGCCATTATGTATTCCTCTCTAATGCAGCCTTGTGTTTGGCGTATTCTTCCAGTGGGATTCCAAGTTTTTTAGCGATAGCCACTTGTGTGTGCGATAATGTCACCTTTCGAGGTGCTGTGCTCCGCGTAGCGGGTGCAACCACATTTGTCTGTCGTTTAGTTCTAGGTTCCTCAACTGTAGTATCCTCGAAATTTTCGGGGAATACTTTTCGCATACGGGCATCAATAGCCTCGTAGTATTCGTCGCTTTGTGGGTCAGCCCCACCTTTGACTAATTTTTGATGTACCCCAATGGCATATGCAGTCATCTCATCGTCGGTATGGAACCAAGAATTCTGGGCTACTCATTCTTCCGCTTTGGGATCACGAGCCGGGGCTTGTGCTTGATTGTTTTGTACAGGAGTTTCTTCTTCTTGTAAAGCCGGTAATCTAAAGTTATCTAGCTTATCTGACTTTATTTTGGCGTTAGTTAACTCTTCTTGCGCCATTACCAAACGATCTGCATCGCCACTCTCGTAAGCGTCTTTATATGCTATCTTTGCGCCGTTAAGCTCTGAACCTACAACAACCTTAGCTTGTTCAAGAAGTGCTTCGCGGGTATCGCCTACATCACTTTTTAACGCCCTATTTTCTTCAGCTAGACGTTTTGCTATGTTTTCTAACTCTTGGTTGGCCCGCTGGGCTGACTCTTTAGCTCTACGTTCGTCGTGACGCACCCTGCTGAGTTGCGAAAGACGTTTCCGCACTTTTGTAGAGTAGTCTTTTAACTCTTCGTCCGTAACATCTTCTACATCCGAGGACTTCCTACGGTAGCGGTCATCTTGAGGAGTGTCATTAACGACTTCTATGTTTAGCTCTTCATCTTCGTCTTCAACTTCAGCTTCAACG